TACTGGCTGGCCAACGAAGCCACGCCCATCACCGAGAGCCAGCAGACGATCGGCCAGCTGGCCCTGGCGCCCAAGACGCTGGGCGCCTACACCGAGCTCTCGCGCCTGCTGATGCTGCAAAGCACGCCGGCTGCCGAGGCGCTGGTCATGAACGACCTGGCCAAAGTGCTGGCCCTGGCGATCGACCTGGCGGTGTTTGAGGGCTCTGGCAGCTCTGGCCAGCCGACGGGCATCAGCCTGACGGCCGGCATCGGCTCGGTCACCGGCGCGTCGATCGACCTGGCCAAATGCATCGAGTTCCAGACCGATCTGGCAACCGGCAACGCCTTGGCCGATGGTTGTGCATACATCACCACGCCTGCAGTCGCCGGCCTGATGAAAGGGCGGGTGCGTGTGTCGTCCACCGACAGCGTCATGCTGTGGTCCGGCTCAGTGCTTGACGGCCAGATCGAAGGCTTCCCGGCCACGACCTCCACGCAGCTGACCGCCGCCTCGATGATCTTCGGCGACTTCAGCCAGGTCGTCCTGGCCGAGTGGGGCATGCTTGAGATTGCGCTCAACCCCTACGCCGCATTCGCCACAGCCATCACCGGCATCCGCGCCATCCAGACGGTCGACGTGGGCATCCGCCAGGCCGCGGCCTTCTCGCGCGCCACGTCCATCAGCTGATAGAGGCAGCAAAGTCTTCCCCGCGCGGCCCCATCTGGAGGGCTGCGCGGGGCAGGCAACGCGCAGGAACAGATCACCATGGTCCAAACCGTCAAACCCCTCAGCCCGGCCGGCGAAGCCGACTTTGAAGTCGTGCGCGCCATCTGCATCAACGGCGAGCGCGTCGAGCCCGGCACAGTCGTGCGCCTCTCGCGCGTCATCGCCACCGAGTGCATGGCCGCTGGCAAGGTCAAGCCCGCAGAACCCAAGCCCGCCAAGGCCGCCAAGGCCAAGCCGGCAGACACCCAGGAGCCCGCACCATGAGCCAATTCAACTTCCCCGGCAATGCCAACACCGTCAGCCTGCTGGCGGCAGTCTCGGCAGCCAACACCGCAGCCGCCACCGGCACCGGCGTCGACCTGATCGAGTACGAGGGCCCAATTCTTATCACGCAAAACCACGGAGTGAGCACCGGTTCGCTGGCCGGCAAGATCCAGGACAGCGCCGACAACTCCAGCTTCGCCGACATCGTGCCGGCCGTCAACTTCGCCAGCGAGACCACCACCGTCGGCGTGCAGCAAGTCACGATCCAGAGCAAGCAAGTCCGCCGCTACATCCGCTACCTCGGCACCGTGACGACCGGCCCGCAGGTTGTGGCGGTCACCATGAGCGGCAACAAGAAAAGCGTCTAACAGCGCCCATTTGCAGCCATGTTCGCCGAAGACCTCGCCCCTTTTTTCGATGCCGCCACCGGCTTCGCGCAGGCGTGCGTCTTCAGCAACGGCACCACGGCCAACTGCATCTTCGACAACGGCTACGGCGAGGCGCTGCAGGGCGCTGGCACCACGCCCACCCTCACCGCGGCCACGGCTGATGTGGCCACCATCGTGCGCGGGCACACCGTCACCATCAACACGGTGAGCTATGCCGTGGCCAATGTCGAGGCAGATGGCACCGGCGTCACCATCCTGGTGCTGGAGCGCGCGTAACCATGGCGCACATCCGCACCCAGGTCCGCACCGCAGTGCTGGCAGCCATCACCGGGCTGGCCACCACCGGAGCGCGCGCCTACGTGGCGCACGACCGGCCCCTGATCGCCTCTGAACTGCCCTGCGTGCTGCTGACAGTGAGCGACACGGCCCAGGCAGAGAGCATCACCTCGGCGCTGCTGCTGCGCCGCACGGTGGCCATCGATGTGCAGGCCGTCGCCAAAGCCACCACCGGCCTGGCTGACACGCTCGACCAGATCGCCGAAGAGGTCGAGGAAGCCCTGGGCGTGGCGCTCACCGTCGACGGCGAGCAGCTGTTTCTGCGCTACACGGGCACCGCCCCGGCCGACATCAACTCCGAGACCGACCGCCCGGTGGGTGCCATCAGCATCAACTTCGAGGTCGACTTCTACACCCAAGCCACCAACGCTGGCGCAATTTTCTGAACCAGGAGCATCCCCATGGCAATTACCCTTGCAACCGGCACCCAGGTCGCTGTCGCCTCCACCTACGGCACGGGCTTCACCATCACGGCCATCACCAACGCCAACCCGGCGGTGGCAACGCTCAGCGCCTCGCACGGCGTGATCGTGGGCGATTTCATCGAGATCACGTCCGGCTGGGACCTGCTCAACAAGCGCGTCGTGCGCGTCTCGGTAGTTGCCACGAACGATGTGACGCTCGAGGGCATCAACACCAGCGACACCGGCCGCTACCCGGCCGGCAGCGGCACCGGCACCGGCCGCGAGATCACCGCCTGGACCAGTATCACGCAGGTGCGCAGCGTCAGCACGTCGGGCGGCGACCTGAACTTTGCAGACATCACCACCATCACTGACACCACCCAGAAGCAGGTGCCAACGACGCGGAGCCCGCAGCAGATCGACTTCGAGTTTTTCGACGACCCCACGCTGTCCTGGTACGCCACCGCGCAAACCGCGAGCGACACCAACGCGATCACGGCCATCCGCATCATTTTCCCCAACGCCACACGGCTGCTGGGCAACGGCTATCTGAGCCTGCAGAAAAACCCCACGATCGAGGTGAACGCACCGCTGACCGCGAGCCTGGGGTTCAGCTCCGTGGCTGACCTGGTCCGCTACGCCACCTGAGCATGCACGCCGTCCAGATCGCAGACCTGCGCAAGGCGTTCGAGCAGTCCCGCGAGTTCACGCTCTATGTCGGCCCGGCCCAGGAACCCCGGCGCTCTGTCACCCTGCGGGTGCCCACCGAGCACCAGGTCAAGCTCGCCGGCTTGCGCTGCGGCATTGCTGGCCGGGAAGACCCCGCAGCTCTGGCCCTGCTCGAGCGCGCCTTGCTGCAGGGCGCCATCGTCGGCTGGAGCAACCTGCTGCAGTGCGACCTGGTGCCCAGCGCTAGCGCAGAGCCGATGCCCTGGGCGGAGGATCTTGTCCCTGTGCTGCTCGACGCCCAGCCCGACTGGTGGCGCGAGCCGACCGAAGGCTTGTTCGAGCGCCTGGCCCAGCGCAATGCCCAGCGGGACGCAGCGGCAAAAAACTCATAGGCCGCATCCAGTGGGACAAGTCCCGCGCGGAGGCGGCCAAACTCGAAGCAGCAGGGTTTGCCGGGCTCGCTGGCGATCCACCCGCCCTGGGCCTGGTCGAGCAACAGGCGGCGCACTGCTGGCAGTTTTGCGGCAGTGCATGGGCGCCGGACCTCTGGCCCCTGTACCACGCCCTGTACCCGGTGGACGACTGGCCCCTGCTGATTGAACTGATGCAAGAGATCCGCGCACATGTCTGACCCAACCATCGTCCTTACCGCCACCGACAACGCCAGCCGCGTGCTGGCCGGTGTGCGTGGCCAGATCGACAAGCTCAACCTGGTCGGGGCCAAGCTCGGCAACGTGCTGGGCTCCATTGGTGTCGGGTTGAGTGCTGGGGCGCTGGCCGGGCTGGTGAAGGGCATCAACGACGGAGTGGATGCGCTTAACGACCTGAAGGACGCCAGCGGCGCGAGCATCGAGAACATCTCCGCGCTGGAGGATGTGGCGGCGCGGACGGGCGCCAGTTTTGATACGGTCGGCACTGCGCTGATCAAGTTTAATGGCATCCTGAAAGATGCCCGGCCTGGCTCGCAGGCCGAGGCCGCGCTGAACGCTTTGAACCTCAGCGTGAAGGAGCTGCAGCAGCTGGATCCGGCGGAAGCCTTGCGGCAGACAGCGGTGGCGCTGGCGGGCTTTGCGGACGACGCCAACAAGGCGAGACTCACGCAGGAGCTGTTTGGCAAGTCTCTGCGCGATGTCGCGCCGTTCCTGACGGATCTGGCCAAGCAGGGCCGCCTCGTGGGCACCGTTACCGCCGAACAGGCCGCAGAGGCGGAGAAATTCAATCTACAGCTCTTTGAGCTCCAGAAGAACGCGAAGGACCTAAGCCGCATTTTGACCAATGACCTGGTCACAGGCTTCAACAATGCCGCAGCGGCTCTCAGGGAAAGCGGCCTGATTGAAGGCCTGCGCACACTGCTGACTGGTGACGACCGCTACAAGAACAACAAGGCGCTCTTCGAGCAGACCGAGATCCTGCTGAACCTGGAGAAGGCCCTCCAAGACCAGCGCGGCCAGGGGTTCGCTGAGGACTCGCGTGTAGTCAACAACACGAAGGCGCAGATCGCCGGCATAAAGGAGCAGCTGCGCGTCACCCAAAACTATCGCAAGGTGCTGGACAGCTTCGCATCTGCGCCGGCGGTTGCAGGGCCGCTGCCGTCGGTGGGTGGTATCGGCGGCGGGTCCAAAGCGAATCCTGGCGGCGAATCAAGCCTAGCGGTTGTCCGGTCGCAGGAAAACGCGATGGAGCGCTACATGGAGACCCTCAAGCGCACGCTGGAAGCAGAACAAGACTTGACCGAGGTCCAAAAGGCCCGCATCCGCATCGCTGAAAACTTGGGGCGCACAACCAATGCCATCGCCAACCAGGCGATATTGGGCATTGCGGAGGAGATCGACAAGCAGCGCGAGCTCAAGAAGGCGATACAGGAAGCGGTCAGAGAGGGCGCCGAGCTCGATGCCGGCCTGATCGCCGGCGAGGGAGCAGCGCAGGCGGAGGAGCGCCGAAGGGCACAGGAGCGCCAGGCGCAGCTCAAGGGCCTGCTGAGTAACACCGATGAGGAGCGCCTTGCGCGCATCCGCGAAAACGTCGAGCTTCTGGCCGAAGAGTTCTCCGCCGGCCGGCTGGCCGGCGGCGTGGAGCAGTACATCCAGGCCGTGCAGAACGCCGTCGGCCAGACCGGAGAAGCAGTCGAGAAAACCAAAAGCGCGGTGGACGAGCTCAACCTGTCCTTCGCCAGCGCCTTCGAGGACGCCATCGTCGGCGGCAAATCCTTCCAGGACGTTCTCAAGGGCATCGGCCAGGACATCCTTCGC